AAATAGTAACTTCTTTCTATTTGTTCGCTATAAAATTCCTTTTCTAATATACTCATTGATGCTCTTTGTCTTTTCATAAAAATACTCTCTATATACTTGACAAGCTAATTTTACTTTTTCGCCAGCCACTTCAAGAGTTTCTTCTGTAACTGGAAACTCACCAATCTCCCCAGTACCTTTATCTATAACCAAAAAAACAAAGTTTTGTATTCCAAATATTTGTGTATAAATCCACGCCTGCATATCATAGTGCCAAGTTTTCTTAGCTGCCCACTCCCAACCATCTAAAGAATTTGTTGTTTTAACATCTATAATCAAATCTGAGGTAATGTAGTCAGCTTTTGCTCGAAATGGAAAACCAAACAACTCACCGATTCCAGGTTCCTCAACAACTCCATCTCTTAAATAAGAACTCGCTATTACATTATTTTCAAATATAGAAATTAAATAACTTATTGATCTGAGTTCTCTTTCAAGAAAAACCTCACACCCTTTATTATCTTCCACAGCTTCTTTATATTTCTTTGTAGCTCTACTACTCACATCAACAAATACATACTTTTTTTGTATTGTTTCATATTCTAACAATAAAGAATGAAACAACCTACCCTCTCTTAATGCTTTTTCATTACTAATAGATTCATTAAGATACTTTGAATAAGCTAATGGACTTTTATATAATGGTTTAGCACTACTTGATGACAATGCGTTTTCTCCTAAGAAACCATAATAAAAGTTATCATCATACATTTTTAATTTTAGTTCTTCTTTGTTCCACTCAGAACCATCTAATAATTTAATCATAATTTTGTTTGTTTTAATATTTCTTTACATAACTCTATTGGTAGCATTGCTCTTTTATAAGGAGATCCTAAACCAGCAAGTCCTTTGCAATTCCTCTTTTTATCTTTTCTATATGTTTTTTCGTGATGACAATCTAAATTGCCATTAAAACATTCTACTTTTGGTTTCCAACCACTTATGTTGAACATAGGATTATAAATATTGTTTGACCAAATGTCAGTTGGTTTTGCAATATCTAAACCATATTGACAATACCAAATGGTTGTTCTAGGTAACCCCTTAACTATATCTAATGATCTGAGTCTCCCTCTAGGATTTTCTATATACCAAAATTTTGGATCAAACTCTTTAATTATATCTATTGTTTTCTTTACCATAGAGACTCCTAATTTAGCTTTATCACTTATTGGTTCTAATTTATTCCAATGTCTCCATAGAGCTGCTACACTAAAAGAAGTACAAGGTGGACTCGCCCATATTAAATCTGGTTTGAATGGAACTTTAGATGTATCAAAATCTAATATATCCACTACATAATCAACCCCATCGAATTGATTGTAGTCAGAAGTAAAGGTTTTATATCCTAGCTTTTTAGCTTCTTTACTAAAAATGCAACTTCCTGCAAACAACTCTAGTACATTCATTTAGCAAAGATAGTAAACATATTATAAACAAACACTATTATTTTGAAAATTGAGCAACACAAATAGAATATCTTTGATCTTGCTCTTTGTATTCTTTTTTCATAATAGGATCTGACATACACCTTTGTATAAAATCTTTCTTGGTTTCGTTAGGACTAGGTTTAGGTATTGGCATAATTATAGTTTTTCTAATAGTTTCTCTAGGTTAGCTAAAGCTCTCCAAGCAACCTTTCCATCGTGGTATAATCCATCATCATCTAAAGTACCACACTCTATTAGATGCCTAGCAAGTGCATCAAGCTCATCACTTGATTTACTTCTATCCCAATGCAATGGTTTGCCAGGATTGTGTTGTTCGTTCCCAACATAACTAATTTTAGATACATACTTTATAGCTAATGGGAAATATTTTAATGCCCCTGAGTAAATAGGCATTTCCTTTCTTTGTTGATCTTTATTTTTATTCATAGTATTATTGCGTCTATTACTGGTAGCATAGCTATTTCTTTTGATATTTTATTATTATCAATAAAATCAGTAGTTTTAGGTAATTCTTTATAAAACCACTTAGGGCAAATATACAACAAATTCCAACTATATATTCCCTTTGGTGTTGAATTTATATATATTGGAACATCAAAGTCCTCATTTGCTTGTTTAATCAAAGCATCAAACTTACCTTTTTCAATAACCAGGTCGTCATAATGAGTCTTTCTACATTTTAATTCTATCCTATGTTTTCTAGATGGACTATAACAATCCCACCTACTTATAGGATTTAAACTCATTACTAAATCAGGATATACTTGATCTTTTAAATAGTCAAATAAATCTTTTTCAATCATTATAATCATATAATCTTGCTTGTTGTTTATGTTTATTAAATTTATCTTTTGCAACATTAAAGTATTCTTCATCTATTTCATATGCGTCTATATCATATCCTAAATTATGACAAGCTATTAAAATAGTTCCTGAACCTAAATGTGTATCTAATATTTTATCTCCCTCTTTAGCATATCTCATAAGTAACCATTCATATAATGCTATTGGTTTTTGACAAGGATGCCACCTTAATTTATTTTCCCAATCTATTGTGTTTCCAATAACATTTCCGATTGATTTATAGTGAAATATTTTCATATTCACTCCAAAACTATGACTTGCTATATCGCAATCAGATAATTTTGTTGCCCCTTTTCTTTTACCCCCTCCTGTTTTATCGTGTACGATTCTACCAACATCATTAATATATTTTGAATAATAATTAACCCCAAATATTATCCTATTTTTTGATACTCTATTTAATTCATCAAAATACAATTTAGTTGGTATATTATTATTCCAAGTAATATCTTTGTGATGTTTTTTTGAATTTCTAAAATCTCCTATACCGTAAGGTGGATCAACAATAGCTAAATCATATTGGTTATCAACCATATCTTTCATAGCTTCTATACAATCTTTGTTATATAGGTTTATCATATAGATCTATATATTTCAATCATTATATTTGTCATAGACATATCTTAATCTTCTTATCTTCTCGTTAAAACAAGTGCCACAATTTGTTGTCTTATCCATTGTGTTGAAGACTCTATTGTATATCTTCAATAAACGAAGTTGTTGATCTGATGTTACTACATTAGTGTTCAGATCAAGAAAGCTACCTACATATTCATATTCATCTTCAATAAAGCAATTAGGTTTATTATATGGAAATGCTATATTTAATGCTTTTTTACGATCATCACATCCACAATCTTTTCCTAGTTTATCAAATATTTTATTAACTACTTTTTTAACACCAGTAGCTTTAGTGATCTTTTCTATTGTATCACCAAGACCAGATGAATTGCTTTCATATTTAGCAACCCACTCTTTATATCTTTTTGTTCTTTTATCTTTTGGTTTGTTTGGTATTTTGCTCATAACCTTTGTTTTTAATTAAGTGAAAATCTCCATTAACATAATCTTGGAAATCCTCTGAAAATTTAGTGTTTAGTATTTCTTTATAATTCTTACAACTATTAAATATAGATGTAACTGATATATGGGAATCTTTAGCTAATTTTCGCATACTAATATCAGTCTCATAATATACTTTAAATAATTTTTGGTCATACCACCTATCCCATCCATCAACCTCTTTTTGTATGTTATCTATTAAAACTTCTTGTGCTTTCTCTTTATTTCTTTTTTCAGGCAAATCGCTAGAACTATCCACAAGTTGATAAACAACATCAATGTCATCTATGTTTATCATATGGTGTTTAGATTTCTCTTTAAGATAAGTGTTCCATAGGTTTTTTATTGTAACATAAACGTAAAACTTATTAGGTTCTTTCTCATTATACATTATTTTTTCTGGGTTCTTAATATATTTATTTAAACGGAGGTACATTTCTTGCACAAAATCTTCCACTAAATCTCTCCTTATTCCAATTGATATTGCCATAGCTACCCATAAATGATGATATTTAGCTAAAATCTCCATCATTTTATCATAAAGATATTGATCCAAAATATTCCTAAATGTATTCTTAATAAGTCTGCAAATTGATCTGGTAGTATCTCTATGTCCTCAACATAGTCAATACCTAAAACAAAACCCTTAATCCATTCAAATTGTATGCTCATACTATAAACTCGAATTGTATTTTGATCTGATCTTCTTCTCCATAAAACTTACTCATCTTATTAATAACCACTATGTTTTGATCTTGTTCATAGACTAGATCTTCTAAAGCATCAAAAAATGCTTTATTTAAATTGTCTTGCAAGTCAGGTTTAGTAGTTTTATAAGTAAAGTTAGATTTCTTCTTTTTAGAGAAGCTCTTAGGATAGCTAAATATATATTCTATATAATTAACTATAATTATTGATCCAGCTTTTACAATTTCAAATTTATTGGGTAGTTGCTCTTTAACTAATTTACGTAAATTATTTTGATAATCTATAATCTTTTTTGGTTTATATCTTCTTCCATTTCTTGCAAACCTAAAAGATTGATGAGCTTGTGGTTTTATTTTTAATTGAAGAGTTAGTGTCATTTAAAAGTATTTTAAGAAGCTACACTTATAAACAAAACAATTAAAAGGAATAGTATTATGTAATCTGATACTTTCATTAAAAAGGAGAGTTATTAAATTCTTCTAAGTTATCTATAACAATTGGTAATCCTTGACGAACTTCAAATGCAA